CTAGCTTCGTTCCAAGTACCAGCACGACCCTTCGTGTCAATAATTGGTTTGTATGTACTACAATTACTTATTGTTAAAATAAGTATTAAACCTAATAATGTTTTCATTTTTCCCTTTGTTTATTTTAGTTAAGTAATCTTCAGTATGGATATTAGCAATATCTATTTTCTTTAATATTGGTTTTTGTTTCCATGCTAAAGTTATATATTCCAATAAAGTTTCAGTTCGCTGATTCTTTATTAAAATTTCTAAGACTCTACTCGCTATTTTGTGATCGTTCTTTGTTGTCATTTGCCTTCTCTAGTTGTTTCTTTTGTTTTTTTAGTTCGGCTTCTTTTAAAGCCAATCTTAACTTCTCAGCAAAAACACTTTGACCAAGTTTTTCTGATAAAGATTGTTTAGTCATTTGTTTTCTTCAAGAAGTTTTGCCACTTCATTATACAGTTTTTTCTCTTTTGTAGTTATTTTATGCACAGAAGTAAACTCTTGTACGATAAAATATTTATTTAAAACCTCGTAACAACCCACCAGAATATCACGATCAATCTTAATAATCATAGCTAATTAATTATCCAATAGAATAATACTATACTTGAATTAAAAAGGATTAATGATAACACAAACCCTATTCCGTCTTTTGTTTCTCTTGTCATTTGTTGTTCTCCCATATTAAAAATGCTAAAAATACTGCAAAGCAGAAGTATGCAAAACCTAAATCCGATATAAGTTCTAGCATTGTTTTGTTAGCATATTGTTAAGTTTACTTATTAGAGTAGTAATACTTTTTTTGGTATTAATTCCCCTAACTTCATTCTCTAAAAGTATTCGTGATAAAGCACAAGTCATTAACTTCATTTCATAATAACTCATAGAACAAATCACTCCTACGTCTTTTCTTGCCATTACTTCTTCCTTCTTTTGTTACCAAAGCAATCCCATTTTTTATGATAAGCTTTAAGTAATTTTGCTATTTGTTTTTTCATAGTTTTGTTCTGTGTGGCTTTTACACCACCCAGTTAATTTATTAAGCTATCTTTTTTTCTGTACTTACATAGTGCTTGAACTCAACAGTTCTAACACCATTTACTTCTTCTGAAAATTTACCCATTTCAGAAAATAATAATCTACTTTGTTTCCATTCAACCCAGCTTGTATTTGGGTTTAAAGAACACTCATTAAAAACATAATTATCATTTAAAAGTTTTGTAATAGTTTTTGTTTCGTCAATGTAATCTTTAAATTCCCAATAAGATATTTCATCTTGATTAACCATTTGACCATTTAAAACTATTTCTTTTGTAAATGGATATTTGTCTTTAAAAGAAATTGTTTCTCCAGTATTTTTATAAAAATAAGTAGTTTCCGTTCTTTGGACAACTCTTACCCAACAATAATTATAAACTCTTATAGTATTTCTTTTGCTTATAATTTTGTCGTTTAGTTTAATTATATATTTCATATTTCCCTTTATGTTTTGTTAATATAAAAACAATATAATGATTTGTTTTGTTATTGCAACTTTAAAACTATAAAAAACTGTGGATAATATAAAACTAATATGATTTAATATCAATGACTTAAACTGTTGCCATTTTGTTCTATCTAATGTAATTGTAATTGTGGGTAGAAAAGTGCCTTCCCTTTTTTGCCCACGTTAATAAACCGAATCACTTATGCCTTTAAAATATGGTAAGAAAAACATAGGCAAGAATATATCTATGCTTTTAAAAGAAGGCAAAGGTAGAAAACAATCAATAGCTATTGCTTTAAGCCAGTCTCGCAGAAGAAAACCTAGAAAAAAATAGTGCAAATACTGAAGGCAAAGATTATAAAATCTGAAAAGCATAGACGTTGGATTGCATTAAACTTTCCTTGTATTATTTGTAAGAACCCTGAAGTCCAAGTAGCCCACATAAGAAACTTACCCAAAGGCAACGTAGGATTAGGATTAAAGAATGATGCTTATTGCCTACCCTTATGTTGCGATCATCATTTAGAACAGCATAGAATGAATGAGATAAAATTTTGGTTGAAGTATAATATAAATCCTATATTAATATCTGTTAAGCTTTGTACTCTTAGTGAGTGCAAAAAAGTAAACACACTAAAGGAAGAAGGATATTTTAATGGAAATACAAACTATTTCAGAATCGTGCCAAAAGATTCTTTGCAACAGTAAACTTTATAAAGATATAGATTTTTTTAAAGTACCACATAACAAAATATGTTTGGCAGTCATAAGAGCAATCTCTAAAAAATCATACAACGAAATAGGTAAGCATTATAAAAAGAGTTGGTTCTCGGCTTATGCTTCTGTTCAGGATTGTCATAAGAACGGATTAAAAAGTTTTACAAATAAAGTTATAGAACTTGTTAAGGAAGATTTAAAATGAATGATGGTTGGATAGCACTACATAGGAAGATTTATAATTCTAGCGACTTTAATAATCAATTAGAAGTTGCTGTGTTTTTATATCTGGTTGCTATGGCTTCGCACAAGCCAGTCCAAGTTGTGTATAGAAAAAAGAAACTAACTCTCAAAAGAGGGGAGATTTCAATAGCTTATAGGGATTTAGCTAAGAAGTTTAATTTATCTATGCAGAATATTAAAACAATTATTAAGAACTTAAAAAGTTCTGGCAACATCAACCAAACTCTAACCAAAAATTTAAGCATATATAGCATTGTAAAATATAGCAAATATCAAGACTTGGAAGCCACACCTAACCAAAAACTAACAAACAGAACAACAACTAATACTAATATACTATATAGTATAAATAAAAATGATAAGAGTCTTAGCAATATGACTGTTAAACCCAAGAAAATTACTATTCCTACCTTGCAAGACTTAAAAACTAAGATCATTGAGAAACCAAGAGAAAAGAACGAGTTTGAAATTATGCGTGAAAAACTGGACTCCGAAGATTATGAAAAATGGGTTCTTCGTCAATTAAACTCTTGATTTGCTTATCTATTTAGTTCTTTAAAAATTATATATTTACAATTCAGTTAAATATCTCTATTTGGGCTTTATTAACCAGCAGGAGAAGTTATGAAAATAGAAAAGATAATAGCTAAACTTGAAAAGGCACAAGATAAGATCAATACAGAATTTGATTCTTTGCGTGATATGTTAGAAGATCATCTTGAAGAAATGGAATCAGATGAGACGTATGATGATACTGACGAAGATCTAGACGAAGATCTAGAAGATTCTGACGAAGAATAATCCAATTAGATAAGCTGTAAAGCTGGAAGGTTATCACAACCTTAAAAATAATGAATATCAAATTATTAAGTGGGAAAGTCTATGACTACGTAATTATAGTTCTGTTCCTATTTTCTGTATTTTTTGTAGGAACATTTTTTCCTAATCAACTCGTCAAGGAAAAGATTAGGCAAGAAACTATAAAGCATATCAAAGCAATAGGTTCATTCTACGAACCAAAGATAGACACAAGTTCCAGCGAAAAATTCATAGACTCAATGAAAAAATGTATAGCTTACATTAATATTGATTTAAACAAGCAGGAACAAATACCAACATTACTAATAATAGCACAAGCCATTGTAGAATCTGATTATGGCACAAGTAGGTTTGCTAAGGAAGGTAATGCTCTTTTTGGAGTTAGAGTTTGGTCTAAGAACGGAATACTTCCATTAAAACAAGACGCATCTATTAACTGGAGAATTAAAACTTACAAAACAAAATGCAGTTCAGTAAAAGATTATGTATCAATATTAAACAACAATCATCACTATTCTGAATTTAGAAATCTAAGACAAAGAACAAAAGACCCTATTAAACTAGCAGAAACATTAGGCAACTATTCTACTTCACAAACTTACCGAATAGAGATAGTTAGAATGATAAACAAGATTAAGGATAAAATATAATGGCTAACGAAACCACTTCTACAAGCACAGCAGTTTTATATACCAATCGTAAAGCAAAAGGCACTTATAGAGTATATAAACCAAAAACTTTAAAGATGCCTAAAAGGAAAAAGAAATGAAAAAAGCTATTTACGACAGACCAAGACCATCAAGACTCGGCAAACCAAAACCATTTAATACTAAAACTAAAGCTTATAAAACTGCAAGACGTTCAGCAGGACAAAAGTTTGGGAAGAAAAATAGCTTTGTTAAAAACCTATACATAGCAAAGAAGCTTAAAAGAAAATGAAGTTACCTAACGAGATAGTCTTTGGAAGCAGACTTATTAAGTTAAACCTCATTGACCACGAATTAGCTTCTAAGAAGAACATATTTGGACAATTTGAATATAGTAAAAACCTAATGACTTTAGACAAATCATTAGACCCTATTGAGATGAGTAATACTTTGTTACACGAATTATTCCACTTACTACATGATGAATACAAAATAGATTTAAGTGCAAAAGCTGAAGAAATATCCTGCAATTCATTAGCTAATGGTATGTGCCATATACTTTATCAAAATCAAGATTTATTAGACTTCCTTTACAAATCTCTTAAAAAAGAATAATAGAACATTTAACGAACATTTCGGTTAATATGGAACTTATTAAAAAGAAGGTATCTCATCTTATTCCCTACATAAATAACAGTAGGACTCATAGCGAAGAACAAATTACACAACTTATTTCAAGCATTAAAGAATTTGGATTTACAAACCCAATTTTAATAGACAAAGAAAATTCAATCATAGCTGGTCATGGTCGTTTACTAGCAGTTAAAAGATTAGGGCATGAAGAAGTACCTTGCATAATAATTTCTGGGCTAACAAAAACACAAATCAAAGCTTTAATCATAGCCGATAACCAATTAGCACTTAATGCAGGTTGGGACTTAGAAAAACTATCAGTAGAGATTGAAGGATTAGAAGATGATAAGTTTGATATTAGTCTATTGGGATTTGATGATAAGTTTTTAAATGATTTATTATTTAAAGAAAATAATGGTTTAACTGATGAAGATGAAGTACCTGAAATTAAAGAAAACCCAAAATCTAAAACTGGAGATATATTTGTACTAGGCAATCATAGATTAATGTGTGCAGATGCAACAATATCAAGTGATGTAGAAAAGCTTTTAAACTCTCAAAAAGCAGATATGATATTTACTGACCCACCCTATGGAGTTAATTACAAAGGTATTAATAACGATTCAAGAGATGGACTAGAAGAACTATTAAGAGGTTCTTTTGCAAACTATTTTACATATTCAAAATCAGGTGCTTCTATTTATTGTTTTCATTCAGATAGATGTGCTGATTTATTTCATAAAGTATTTAGAGAGTTTTTTCATTTTAGTTCTATGGTTATTTGGGCTAAGAACAAATTAACTTTAAGCCAAACAGATTATCAAAGCCAACATGAACCTTGTCTTTATGGTTGGTTAAAAAACGGAACTCACTCTTGGCACTCAGATAGAAAACAAACTTCAGTATGGAAATTTGATAAAGAAACATTAGTCGGACACACAACACCAAAACCAGTAGCTTTAGTTTGTAATGCCATAAACAATAGTTCAAAAGGAGATGATGTAATTTTAGATTTATTTGGTGGTTCTGGTAGCACCTTAATAGCTTGTGAAAAACTAGGTCGCAAAGCTAATGTTATGGAACTAGACCCTAAATATTGTGATGTAATAATACAAAGATGGCAACAATTTACAGGAAAAGAAGCAATACATGAGCAATCAGGAAAAACATACAATTCAATCTAAGGAGAAAAAGGTAGGCAGACCAAAGCTTGATATTGACCCAGAACAAGTAACAAGATTAGCTAGGTTACATTGTACTATGCTAGAGATGGCTAGTTTCTTTGGTTGCCATATTGATACTTTAAGGGACAATTTTTCCAATGAAATAGACAAAGGGCGATCAGAAGGCAATATTTCATTAAGAAGGAAACAATGGCAAATGGCAGTTGAAAAGGGTAATGTAGTTATGTTGATTTGGTTAGGCAAACAAATGCTAGGACAACGTAATGAAATTATTGAATCCGATAGCAATACACCTTTACCAATATACGATATAGTTGATGAACAAGAAAAAATAGAATTAAAGGAAGTTAAAAATGAGTAAATGTTTGTTCTGCCAAAAACCAATGATGAATAAATTAGAGCAACATATTAAAGCTTGTTCTAAATGTATTGTAGATCTACTTATGAAGAAGCATAATTTAAAAGTTAAAAAACAAGCACCAATAATAATTAACACTAGAAAAAATGGTTAAATTTAGTTTACGAAGTTCTGATAAGAATAAAAAAGGTGGGCTATCTGCATCTGGTAGAGCAAGATATAATAGGGCTACTGGAAGCAATCTAAGACCACCAGTAAAAGGCAGACCAAACACAGCAACAGAATTTAGACGCAAAGGTTCATTCTTAGTTAGAATGGGAAGTGGTAGAGGTAGATTGTTTGACGAGAAGGGCAACAAGACTAGACTAAAGCTATCATTAGAAGCTTGGGGATATAGAGGAAGAAGTAAACAAGAAGCAGTAGCTTTGGGAAGAAGGTATTTAAGAACATATCAAAACAAAAAGAAATGATACAATGTGTGGGCGAAAGAAACCAAAGATGTTAGATAAGAAAATGCGAGGGACAAACGACTTAGAAGTTATTATTTATAATCTTAAAAAAGAAATAGATAGACTAAACGAAGAACTACAAGCCAAAGACATTGAGTTAAAAAAACTTCAGTCTAATGATTAATGTCTTTATTGGATATGATAGCAAAGAGAAAATAGCTTACCACATACTAGCCGAGAGCATACTAAGACACAGTTCAATACCAGTATCATTCACACCAATTTATTTACCTAACATTAAAGATTCATTTAACAGACCAAAGAATAGCTTATCATCTACTGAGTTTTCTTTTAGTAGGTTTATAGTTCCTTACCTTATGAACTATGATGGTTGGGCATTATTCCTAGATTGCGATATGCTATTTAAAACTGACATCAAAGAACTATGGGATTTAAGAAATGATGATTATGCAGTTATGGTTTGTCAGCATGATTACACACCTAAGCACTTATCTAAGTTCGGCAATCAAATACAAACTGTTTATAAGAAAAAGAACTGGTCTAGTTTAATGCTAATGAATACTTCTAAATGCAAACAACTCACTAAAGAATACGTTAATGAAGCATCAGGATTAGAACTGCATCAATTCAAATGGACTGATAAAGTAGGTGGCTTACCTTTAGAATGGAATTGGTTAGTTGGTGAATATCCACACAATCCTAAAGCTAAGAACATACACTTTACAGAAGGTGGTTGTTATTTTGATAAGTACGAGACTTGTGATTACTCATCAGATTGGTTTGATGTTTATACGAATACTGTTAAGATTCAATTATGAAAGCTTTTGTAACTGGTTGCGACAAAGACTACATAGATATACTTGATTGGTTCTTAGAAGGTTATCATAAGCATATTAAGATTCCATTATACATAGCTAACTTTGGAATGTTAAAACAATATCCTAATTCATTTCTAGTTGCTTCAGATGGCAGGACTTGGTTCTATAAACCTAAGGCAATAGAAAAAGTACCAGCAGATAAAATAATTTGGTTAGATTGCGATATAGAAATCAAAGAAGATATATCTGATTTGTTTGATATGCTAGATGACTGCGATTATCTTGTTAGTAAAGACCATGCAGTTAGAACTGACAGATGGCAAACTGGAATAGTCGGCATAAACAATAAACAAGTTTTAAAGAAATGGTTTGATAGATGCGAGATGAGACAAGAACGAGGAGATCAAGAAGCATTTAACATAATAGCATACGAGTTTAAGATCAATAGAATACCAGACAATTATCATGGGTTAAGATTAGGTAAAAATAATGATATAGCTAAAACAATACATTGGACTGGAGATAATGGAAAAGAAATTATTAGAGAGAAGATTCGTAAGTCAGAACAGAAATCCAAACATAATCTCAGTACCAATTAAGTTCATTAAGTATTCAAATCAATTTAACAAACATAATTGGCTTAGTCTTAAAGTAAGATCAGAACGAGATAACTTATATATGGGTGACAATCTAGCTAAACGCAGATTAAAAACATTACCTCAGATTGATAATCTATTTAACCCTATAATAGTTTGGGCTAGTGATTATTTGATCTGCATATTCGGCAACAAAAGATTAAAGACAGCTATTGATAAAGGTTACACACATATAGACTGTTTAATTTATAATAACTTTGAACAAGCAGTAAGTATTGGAAATAGTATTTGGAATACATTTAAACAATATGGTCTATCTAAAGTTGATTATTTATTAACAACTGATAATCAAGCTATACTAAACATAGACAAATATATGGTGGAAGAAAAACAGTTCATAGATACTTACGCAACACACCAACAAGTCTTAATCCAAGAAGCTTTAAAGTCTAATGAAGATATAATGGAAACTGGTTGTGGTTATTATTCTACACCATTGTTAGTTGAGATAGCAAAAGCTAAAGGAGTTAAATTAATATCATTTGTCCAAGAAATTAATTGGGCTAGAAGATTTGACTATTTAATCGGTTCACATTATCAGCAAATACAAATAGACTTTAAACAAGAAATACCATTAACACAAAGATTTGGAATGTGCTTTTTAGACCATGAACAATTTGTAAGAGATAGAATCAAACATCTTAACAACATACTAGAACATACTGATACAGTAGTAGTGCATGATGCTGATAAAGTTCAATCTTTTGCTTTGTTGCATAAACCACACACTATTGAAATGCACAAACACTTAACACCTAACACAGCAGTTATTAGAAATGTTTAATCCTTACGAATATTTTAAAGGCAAAAATGTTTTATTAATTGGTAATGGCGAGAAGTTAGCTGATATAAATTACGACAATTACAATTCAATAGTTAGAATGAATCTTGGAGTTCAAGATAGTCCATGTCATGTATGGATTAACAATTTAGTGAACGAAGGGCATAATAAATTAAAAGAAATTCCACGCATACAAAACATAGTTAGATTAAACTTTGAAAAAGATGGCAAGAGAGCAGAACGTATGCCAGATTGGGTTAAGAAAAAAGCTTGGCTATGGAACAAAGAAGAATACAACTTAATGATACAAATATATAACTATCCAAGACCAACTACTGGTTTCGTTTCAATCTATTGGTTACTTAATTACTGTAATTGCAAAGTAACTATTACAGCATTTGATTTCTTTAAAACTAAGAATAGATATACAATGGAAGATACAAACCATATTGGAACACCAAAAGGTTATAATCATGATGTTGAATTGGAAGAAGAAGTTATTACTAAACTTATTCAAAGAGGAATTATAAATGCCATTTAGTAAACCACAACTAGACGTATATACTTGTCCAAATAGATTTAGAGTTTTAATTACTGGTAGAAGATTCGGCAAGACACACTTAGCCATGTATGAACTATTAAGATTCGCAAGTCGCAAACCTAACTCAAAGATATTCTATGTAGCACCTACTTACAGAATGAGTAAGGAGATTATGTGGAAGCAATTAAAGAAACTCACAACTGAAAAGAGATGGATTAAATATGCCAATGAAACAGAACTATCTTTAGTATTAAGGAATGGTTCACAGATAAGTTTAAAAGGTGCAGATAAATCCCCTGATAATTTACGAGGAGTTGGATTAGATTTCTTACTACTAGATGAATATGCAGATATACCAGTTGAAGCTTGGACAGAAGTATTGCGACCAACAATCTCAGATAAGCACGTTACTGGTAATGTATTATTTATAGGAACACCTAGAGGATTTGGTAACTGGTCTTATGAGATATATCAAAAGGGATTAGGTGATGACCCTGAATGGAAGTCATTTAAGTTTACTACATTAGATGGTGGTCAAGTGGACAAAGACGAGATTGAACAAGCCATGAAAGATTTAGACGAGAGAACATTTAGACAAGAATATTTAGCATCATTTGAAACCTACTCAGGAGTTGTTTATTATAACTTTGATCGTCAATTAAATGTGCAAGAATGTAAGTACGACCCTAAACTTATGATACATATTGGAATAGATTTTAACATTGACCCACTATCAGCTTGTCTATTTCATATTAAGAACGGAGTTAGTTATTTCTTTGATGAGATAGTTATTTACAGTTCTAATACTGATGAGTTAGTTGATGAATTATTATCTAGGTATGACAAGACAAAGATAATAGCTTACCCTGACCCAGCATCAAGACAACGTAAGACATCAGCAGGTGGCAGAACAGATTTAACTATATTGCAAAATGCAGGTTTTAATGTTAAATGTAAATCCACTCATGCTTTAGTTAGAGACAGAGTCAATGCTGTAAACAGTAAACTAAAGTCATTTGATGGTAAGAGAAGTATTTTCATTAATCCTTCTTGTAAAACTTTAATAAATTCTTTGATGAAACAAGTGTATAAAGAAGGAACAAATCAACCTGAGAAAAATAATGGTTACGATCACATGACTGACGCACTTGGTTACGCAATAGAATATTTATTTCCAATCACTTCAAATCTACCTAAATCACAACCTAAAAGATTTTCATAATGGCATATACAAGACAAGAAATAGAACAGCAACATTCACAATACAAAGGTATGATGCCAAGATGGGAATATTACATCAGATCATATTTAGGTGGCAAAGAATACCAAGATGGAAAGTTCCTACAAAATTACCAATTAGAATTAGAATCAGAATATTTTAAAAGACTTAGCTATACTCCATTAGATAACCACGCAAGAAACGTAATAGATATTTATTCATCATTTCTATTTAGAGTTTTACCAACTAGAGAACTTGGAACATTATCAGACGACCCATCAGTAGATCAATTTTTAGAAGATTCAGATTACGAAGGCAGAACATTTGATGCTCTAATGAGAGAAGTACAAAACTATGCTTCTGTTTATGGACATTGTTGGATTATCGTAGACAAACCATCTACGAATGTAATGACTCGTGGAGAAGAATTAGAACAAAACATTAGACCATATATAAACGTATATACTCCTGAGAACGTATTAGACTGGAACTATACTAGATCACCAAATGGTTATTACTATTTAGATTATGTAAAAATTAGAGAGTCTATTGAAAGCACTAAAGAAGTTTATAAACTTTGGTACGAGGACAGAATAGATACAGTAGAATTAATGACTGGCAATAGAGATGAACCAAAATTAGTAGAATCTTTACCTAATCCTATTGGCAAGATTCCTTGTGTAATTCTTTACAATCAAAGATCACCAATGCGAGGTTTAGGAGTTTCTGATTTAACAGACATAGCTGATTTACAAAAATCTATTTACAATGAACTATCTGAGATTGAACAAATTATAAGAATATCAAATCACCCATCACTAGTTAAGACAAGAGATACAGAAGCTGTTGGTGGTGCAGGTTCTATTATAGAAATTCCTGATAACATAGATGCAAACTTAAAACCTTATATGTTACAACCAAGTGGAAGTAATTTAGATGGAGTATTAAAATCTATTGCACATAAAGTAGAAGCAATAAATAGAATCTCACACGTTGGGGCTATAAGAGCAACTGGTGAAAGAGTACAATCTGGTATTGCACTAAGAACTGAATTTCAATTATTAAATGCAAGACTAGCATCTAAAGCAAAGTTAATGGAATTAGCAGAAGAACAAATTTGGAGACTATTTGCTTTATGGCAAGAAACAGTATTTGATGGAACAATAGAATATCCAGTTACATTTGATATTAGAGATTGGGCAACTGATTTAGAATTATTACAATCTGCGAAAGCTTCTAATATTAAATCAAGTACATTTACAAAAGAACTAGATAAACAAATTGCAAGAACAGTAATTGAAGATGATGAAATGCTTACAACAATAGATCAAGAGATTGATGGTAATACAGTAGCACTAGGCGACTTTCCACAAACACCGGTAACTATACCAACTATTTAATTAATTTATATTAGTAGAGACGTGTTCTGGTTTATAAAAACCAATTCTATTTAATGAATGATTAAAAGCTTTAATTCTTTTGTTGGTAAAGCTAACAATATAACCTTCAGTCCAACCTTTAATATCTGATCTCCACAATGAAACTCTTTGATTTGTTTTCATATTCATTTTTAGTATATTTATACAAAATCATAGTTTATAAGCAATAGGAACAAAATAGGAACATGGCACAAGATTTATTACAAGAATTACAAGATATAAGAGCAAAATATGTTTTGACGTTGGAGAGAGAACATCAAAAATTATTATCTGATTCTTTAAAACAATTAGAAACAAGAGTAATTCAATCTGTATCAGAACTACCTATAAAAGATGGTGCATTATTTAATACAAGACTTGCAATAGAAATAAGACCAAAACTACAACAAGCTATTGAGGAACTTTACTTAGCTAAAGTTCAAACATTTATTAAAGACTACGATAAAGTAGCCGGTACTATTGTAGCTACTTATGGTAAGCTTCCAATACCAATAGAGTTCAAACAAATAACTGAAGCAGATTTAGTTACTATTCAACAATTAAAGAAGATTGCATTTAGTCAATTCCAAAATCTTGCAACAGAATTTACAAACACATTAGCACAAGAAGTTTATCAATCTACATTAGTAGGTAAACCTTTTGCAGATGTAGTTGATACTATTAGAGCAAAAATAAATGGAATATACCAACAAGCAGATGATAGAAAAAGACAAGAACTTGTTAATTTTGCACAAGACCAAATCGCAAAAGGCAAAACAAATACAGAAGATTTTAAAACAGCAGTAGATGAACTCAAACAAACTTATGGTTCAACAGTTACCGGTAATAATTTATATTCTTATTCATCTCAAATAGTAGGTGATGCTTTAATGGGATTTGATGGACAGTTTGCAAAGTTTAGAGCAGATGAATTAGGATTAACTTCTTTTATTTATTATGGTTCAATAATTAGAGATAGCAGGGACTTCTGTGTTGAACACGCAAACAAAGTATTTACTGAAGAAGAAGCAAGAGCATTATGGCAAACTGAGTGGCAAGGAAAATCTGGTAGCGACCCATTCTTAGATAGAGGTGGATATAATTGCAGACATCATTGGCAACCAACAAGCACAGATTGGGGTACTGTAAATGAAGATGGCACTTTTGAATACACATTAGAATAGAACATTTTAGCAACATACTGTTGCATTTTTACAATTATCTTGATAATTGATAACAATAACAATATAGAAGGAGAACAAACAATGAACGACCAAGTAAAAGTAGAGTCGGTTGAGAAAACAGTATCTCAGAACAATACTGGAGTAAATGAAGTTTCTGAATCAACTGAGAATAAAGTTTTTACTGCCGAGCAGTTAGAAAATATAGTTCAAAGAAGATTAGACAGATATAAAAAATCTGTATCAAATAAACTTGATGGCATAGATATAGAAGAAGCTAAAAAGTTAATTGAAGAAAAGAAACTTAAAGAACTAGAAATCGCAAAACAACGTGGCGAGTTTGATAAAGTTCTGAAGGAGACAGTATCAAAAAAGGATTCAAGAATTCAATCGTTGGAGACTGAATTAAAAAGGATTCGTATAGACGAAACTTTAGTCAATGTAGCTAGTGGAATGAAAGCTGTTAAACCAGCAGAAGTTAAACAGTTACTTAGAAATAATGTTAAGCTTAACGAACAAGGTTCTGTTGAAGTTATCAACGAAGATGGAACTCCTAGATATTCAGATAAAGGTGAACCAATGTCAGTTAATGATTTGGTAGCCGAATATTTAAAAAACAACCCACATCATGTTTCTTCATCACCTAGTGGTGCAGGAAGCAGAAGTCAAGTTGGTGGTGCAACTCCAAAGCAAATAAAAATTGGTGATCTTGATTTAAGTAATCCAAATGACAGAAAATTATATTCTGACATGAGGAAACAAAGAGATCAGGGTACTTTTAAAATGAAACTAACAACTAACAATAACTAAAATAAAACAATGGCAAATGAAACAACAAGTTCAACTTTAAGTGAACTTTTTACAAATATAACACAAGAAGCTATCTTTACATTTCAAGAAACATCTGTAATGAGACCACTTGTAACAACATACCCAATCGTTGGTTCAGGAAAAACAATAGAAGTTCCTGTGTACCCAACAATTAGTGCATCAGCAGTAAACGAAGCTACTGATTTATCAAACACAGCAGTAAACCCAACATCTGTAACTATCACAGCAAGTGAGACGGGCGTGATGACAACTTTAACGGATTTAGCTAGAGATTCAGCCAGTCGTAATGTTGGTGCTGACATAGGTAAATTATTCGGTGAAGCAATCGCTAAAAAAGTAGATACTGATTTAGCTGGTTTACTAGATGATTTCGCATCTGCATCAGATCAAGGTGGTGCTGGAACAGAACTAACAGCAGACTTGCTTTTCAAAGCACAAGCTATTTTAAGAAGTGCAAACGTACCTGCACCTTACTACGCTGTGTTTCACCCAAAAGCGACTTTCAATTTAAAGAAAACTTTAACACAACCAGCTTATGCTAATGCTACTGGTGGTGCTATTTCTGATGTTGGAAATGAAGCTTTATTAAATGGATATATCGGCAGACTTGCTGGTATTGATATTTTTGAAAACGCAAATATCTCTATTGATGCTTACGATGATTCATTCGGTGCAGTATTTCACCCAATGTCAATCGGACTAGCATTAAAAGAAGATTTCAAAGTAGAAACTCAAAGAGACGCATCTCTAAGAGGAACTGAAATTGTAGCATCAATTACATACGGAGTAGGTGTATTAAAAGACACTTACGGAGTATCTGTAAAAACTGATACTGCTCTTTAATTAGTTTAACTTGGTGGGGTGTAAAAGCCCCATCAACAAAATATTACTATGGCAAATTTTACAGTAGATGCAGATTTAACTTTTTACCAACCAGATATTCTTACGTTTGGTATTGCAAACTTTACTTCACCAAATGATTATCACGCACAAGCAAGAGCAGATATAGAACGAGATTTAAGAATAAGATGGTTTCCTATTTATTCAAAAGAAACTTATAGAGATATTTCAATACTAAACACAACTGAAATGAACGCAACATTATTAACTGATGCACAATTTAAAAGAGCAAGTGTTTATAAAGTAATTGGTTCTTATGCTTGTCCACAATTAACTAAATTTAATTCAAATGATAACCCTGATAGATTCCAAGTTATGATGAAACATTATCAACAAATGTATGCTGATGAATTTGAATCTATTTTAAGAGATGGTGTTGAGTATGATGCTGATGATTCTAATACAATTATCAATGCAGAAAAAGCACCTTATCATAGACTTAAACTAATTAGATGAAATTAACTGTTGAAGATAATTCATTACAAGTTGCTAAGAACTTTGAGAAACAAGTAAAAGAACAACCACAAATAGTTAAGACTGCTTTAGGAAGAACTGCTGAGTTCTTAATGGGTATTATTAAACAAAGAACATCACGAGGAGTCAATGCTGATGGAAATGCTTTCCCAGCTTATTCAACTAAACCATTTTTTTTTAACATTACTCCAAGATCAGCAAGTCCAACTTACAAAACATTTGAAGGTGGTTATAAAGAATATAGAAGTTTTATGGGGAGACAAAGTAATAAAGTTGATTTAAATTTTTCTGGTAATATGCTTTCAAACATTACACAGAAGTCATCACCAACAGAAGCCATTATTTATTTTGCAAGTAAATTTGAAAATACAAAAGCATTAGGCAATCAACGAAAAAGAAAATTCTTTGCAATCGGTGAAAGAGAACAAAGACCAATCATAAATAAATTTATGCAAGAATTTAAAAAACTAAGTATTATTAAATGAGCAAACGAGAAGATATAGCATCAAATATTATAACTGTTTTAACAGCAGTAACTTCTCCTTACTCTTTAAAGAAGATTACTAGAGAACCTTTTAATGTTGATGAATTATCTGAACAACAATATCCAGCTTGTTTTGTTCAATCAGGAAATGAAACTAGAACAGATCAAACAATAAGTTTTACAAGTGCATTAAGAGAAGCCGTAGCTGACTATGTAATAGTTGGATATGTTAAAGGAACTAAAACAAATATTGACACAAAACGTAATGAGTTAATCACTACGATTGAAACTTCATTAAATTCTGATAGAACACGAGGTGGGTTCGCAAAACAAACTCAAATAGTAGAAGTATCTACTGATGAAGGAGTTTTGTTCCCCATTGGTGGTATCAGAATGGTGGTGCGAGTTATGTATCAATACACTTCTGGCACACCTTAACATTAACAATACAAGGAAAAAAAAATGGCAACACATACTGGCTCAGAAGGTGTAATAAAAATTGGTTCAACTGTTTTAGGTGAATTAAGAAGTTATACACTAGAGCAAACATCAGACACTATTGAAGATACTTCATTAGGTGATTCAAGCAGATCTTATAAAACTGGATTAAAAGGTTTTTCAGGTTCAGCAAGTTTATTTTTTGATGAAGCAGATGCAGGACAATTATTAGTAACTGCTGGTTCAGCAATTACGATTAACTTATCTCCAGAAGGAACATCAGCAGGAGATAAATTTTTTTCAGGTGATGCAATAGTTACAGCTTACAATGTAAGTGCTTCATTTGACGGAATGGTAGAAGCAGAAATGACGTTTACTGGAACTGGTGCAGTAACAGTAGGAACGCATAATTAATTATTAATTAGAAAAGGAAGATATGAACGTAATAGATAGAGTTAAAGCACAATTTGAAGCTTTAGGCATTAAGAAGATTGAGGTAGCTGAGTGGGGCGAGGAAGGCAAACCTTTAATAATATATTGCTCACCATTTACTTTAGGTGAAAAAAGAAACCTATTTAAAGGTGCTAAAAATGATGATCTAGGAGTATTGGTAGATGCAATAGTTCTTAAAGCAAAAGACTCAGAAGGAAATAAAATATTTAAGCTAGATGACAAGCTAACATTATTGAATAATGCTGATGCAAATGTTATAGCTAAAGTAGCAACAGAAATGTTGTCTGGTGTTTCTTACGAGGAAGCTGAAAAAAAGTAAGAACTGATTCTGAGTTGTTTTCCATACTTGCTCTTAGTCAGGAATTAAATAAAACAATGGAAGAAATTCTCTTGCTAACCCAAGATGAATTTTATTATTGGATAGCATATTTTAAGGTGAAGGCAGAACGAGAAAAATTACAGCATGGCAGATCAGCAACTAAACATAAAACTTAATGTCATAGACAATGCTTCAAGAGCATTTACAAGTGTAAAAAATTCAATATTTAATGTTAGAAATGCCTTAATAGGATTAGGTGCTGGTGTAGCTATAAATTCATTAATTAATATTGGTAAAGAAGCAGACAACGTAAGTGCAAGATTAAATCAATTAGCAAAAGCTGGTTTTGGTGGTTCACAAGCATTTGACCAACTAACAAGATTTGCCATTAGTGCAAAGATACCTTTATTAGATGTTTTTCAAGCATCAAACGATTTACTTGCAGTTTCTAAATCACCCGAAGAACTTGCTAGAAATTTAGAAATAGCTAGTAACGCATCTGCGTTTTTTAAAATTAGTTTTGTTGAAGCATCAGATCAAGTAGCAAAAGCTTTATTAAAAGGTATAGATTCTGCAAGACTATTCCAAGATAGAGGAATTAAATCATTAAGAGGATTTGGTGAGTTTGCTGATAAATCTTTTGATGGTGTAGGTAGAGCATTAGAAAGAAACTTTGGTGCAGGTGGAATTTTTGGAAAAGCAAATCAAGAATTAAAAGATGGTTTAGCTGGTACTTTAATTGCATTAGATAATAGATTTAAACAATTCCAAATAACAATAGCAAAAGGATTTTTTGATTCACTTACACGAGAACTTGGAGACTTAGAAATATTTTTAAAAAACAATAATAAAGCAATAGATGACTTAGCAAAAAATTTAGGAGAAATTTTAGGAAACGCTGTTGTAGCTTTAGGTAAAGCAGTAGTATTTGTTAAAGATAATTTTGATCTATTAGTAAATTTATTCTTTGCATTTATTGGTTTAAAAGCTGGGCAATATATTTATGAACTTGTTGGTGCTTTTGAAGCTTTAGGAGTTACTTTAAGAAAATTAGACAAAGATGCAAGTAAGAATAGATTATTTCTTTTATTAGGATTAATTGCAGGATTTGTAGTTTCTGTTGAAGATTTTAGAAAAAAATTTGGACATACAACTGATGAAGTTGAAAAATTAAATGAATCTTTAGATGGTACTTCATATTTATTAGATTCAATACCTAAAACTTGGCAAGACATATTAAAATACACAAAAGAAGCAAACAAAGAACAATTAACATTTGCAAATGTATTTAGTAACGTAGCACAAAAAAATATAGACAGCATAAAAACTCTTGAAAAATCATTTACTGATCTTGAAGCAGTATCTAAATTAGTTTCTGAAAGTTTAGAAAAGGGTGTTAAAGCATTTTCAAGAGGATTAGCTGAATCAATAGTATTAGGAAAAGGTTTAGAAGATACATTTAGAAAATTTGTTCAAGAGACTGCTGTTAATATGGTTGCCACAATAACAGAACTTATAATTAGAACATATATCTTAAAAAAATTATTTGAAGCTTTTGGCTTACCTATTGACGAAGCAAATAACAATTCAAAAGAACTAAGAGGAACTTCATTAGATATATTTGGAATTAATAGTGCAAACTATGGAATACAAGTTTTAACAACTTCTGAAATTGCAAAACAAAATGACTTATTAAGAATACAAGCTTCAATCCCAAAAAATAGTAGTGGTGGTGGTAGTAGTGGTGGTTCTATTGAACAACAAATATTTTCTGCAATAGTTGGTTCATTTTTTGCAGAAGGTGGTTCAATAAATGCTGGACAACCAGCAGTAGTTGGAGAACGTGGTAGAGAATTATTTATTCCAAACAC